AAAAATGCGGATGTATTATGAAGATAAAAGCAAAGTTAGAACTAGCGAATTGCCCAATAAACAAATGGTAAACAAAACAATATTTGTCTGCATTGCAGCAATAGACGAAATTGACCTTTACCAAACAATTAACTCCTGCTTTGAGCAAGCAGAAAGTCCCGAGAATATCCATGTCGGCGTCCTAGTGCAAAATCAAATTTACGAGGAAGTAGATTTATCATCATTCAAAAATACTTCTATAATTAAGATAAGTTCAAATGAGGTTATGGGCGTAGGTGCTACCAGACAATTAGCCTCTTTGTTGCATAATAATCAAGACTACTTTTTGCAGGTTGACGCACACATGATATTTGCCAAAGATTGGGATAAGCATTGCATCTCATATTATGAAACGCTTAAAAGTCAACACGGGAAGGTAATCCTTACTGGGTACGCTCCGAATTGGTATCGAGGTACTTCTGGCACTATTGTCATGGAATCCTTTTCAGTAACAAATCACTCTTTAACCATTGTAGATGACAAAGTTAGCAAACAACCGATTTTAGGTTTAGTTGATTTTCCAATACAGACAATCTTAGATAAACAGGTTGTAGAACAGAAAGCAATTTCCTATCACTTTATATTTTCTGAAATAGGTTTTGCATCTGAGTTTTTACCTGACCCGCAGATAATCTACAATGGCGATGAGGCAACCCTTTCGTTGAGAATGTTCTCAAGAGGATACAAATTCTTTATGCCTAATGAAGTAATCTTGCACCACCTAGACAAGCAAAGAGACTTATTTTACTCAAATCAACCAAAGTGGCAACCAATGTATATGGGGATACAGGAAGCAAGGTCGCCAAGAGAAAATAGAATCAACTTTGATGCATACGAAAGAGTAAAAAATGTGTTTACTGGAAAATTGCTTGGGTACTATGGTTCAGTAGATATGGAGCAAATATCCGCCTATGGTGAATTTGTAGGGATAAACTTTGACACACTGTATGATGACCACCAGACTATCTAAGGAGAAGAAATGACAATGGACGCAAGAGTAGAAAACCCTGCAATCGGAGTTTATATTTACAAAAATGCTCTCAAAAAGGACATGAAATTAGTAGAGCGTTTGGAAAAAGTCATTGAGGAAAACTCGGGGCATTGGTTTAAGTGGAGCGAAGCGCAGGTAGGCGACTACCAGACCATGAAGGATTACAGAGATTGCGTTGATTTCAAGGTTGGTAAAAGAGACATACAACTTCCCGAGGTAGCCAATACCGACATGGCGAGTATTTACAACGAGATAGATGAGCGTTTGCAGGAGTGCCTAAGAGATTATTGCGCTAAGTTCAACATCACTATGGAATATCAAGAGGCGGTAAACTTCGTCAGGTATGGTAAGGGTCAGCACTTTGCGGCTCACTCAGACCATGGATTTAGTTATGTTTGCACAGTTTCAAGTGTAATGTATCTGAACGATAACTATGTTGGTGGTGAGTTGCATTTTCCTTACTTAAATTACACCTACACTCCAGAGGAAGGGGATATTGTTCTATTTCCTTCAACATTCCTGTACCTTCATGCCGCGCTTCCAGTTGAAGAAGGAATAAAATATGCGGCTGTGACAATGTTTGACTGGAATAACAGATTTCATGGCTCTAATTCAACGCTTAAAAATCAACCAACATCTTAAATGTATAATATAGACGCATATCAAATTTTTGGACACGCGGCAAAGATAGAGCAACTTACCATCAAAAGAGACTGGATGGACAAAACATTTGATGGTCATGCATATCGTTGTTTTCCATTGTCTTTAACTAATCAAATGGGGTGGGGTTTCTCATTCCCAAAAGATATAACTGTTGTGTGGGATGGAAGTGATGCGCCAGAGGGCAACCACATAAAAGTTTTGGAAGGACAAGAGTTTGTTGATACGGGCAGGGGAACTGCAACACTCATATTTAACATAGGGTGGTTCTTTAAAACTAGCCCAGATGTTAGCCTTTTGTTTTTTGGTCCACCCAATCTAGTAATTGACGGGGCAACTCCGTTAAGCAACATCATAAGCACCAGTTTTTACGATAGCCCAATTCCAGTTTCTTGGAAAATCACAAAGCCAGATGCTCCGATTACATTTAAAGCCAACGAACCTTTTATGGCAGTTCTGCCTATCTCTTTAGGCAACCTAAACGAGTCTGTTATGACTTTGAACGATATGCCCTACGATGTAAACGCCTATCATAAAAGGCTGGCAGACTATGGGATTGTTATTCTAAACAATAATAAGATTCCAAAATGGTCTGACTTTTACAGAAGCGCCACAGACCAACGCGGAAATAAAATTGGCGAACATGAATTAAAAAAGATTAAACTCAATACAGAGGACAAGAGGGAAGTTAGGAAAACCCAGTAATGCTTGCTTTTTTTAGGCGCCTCTTTCCAAAAAATGAAGCAATCCCTTGCTGGAAAAAGAACTGCAAGGTGCCAAACCATGTCTACAGTAGAAACAAGGTTGGGTGCAACAACCAAAACTACAAGATACCTAACCGCAAAGGATGTGTTTGACCCGCTTTTAGACTCCCCTTTGGTATGATTAGGCTAACTTTTTACAAGGAGTTCATAATGGCAGGCACAACAACTAAGGGCTTTAGATATCCAACGGCTTCTGATGCCCCCGCTATTCACACTGCATTTCTTAACCTAGCGTCAGATGTCGATTCTTTCCTTGATACGCCACAAGTTACCACATCCATAATCTTTGAAGGTTCAACAGCAGATGCTTTTGAGACCACGCTCACAGTTGTAGACCCAACGGCTGACCGCACTGTGACTATTCCAGATGTGACCACAACTCTTGTGGGAACTGACGCAACACAGACTCTTACTAATAAAACAATAGACACAGCAAGTAACACAATTACTGGAGCGGTAACCCTGACAGGCACTCAGACTGTAACAAATAAAACTTTAAACCTGACTTCAAATACTTTGGTCACAACTTTAGCGCAGTTAAACAGTTCGGTATCTGACGCAGATGTTGTTTCCCTTGCTGGCGCAGAGACTCTGACCAATAAAACCTTGACCAGTCCAGTAATTTCAAGCATTACAAACGGGGCGGCTACATTGACACTTCCTGTCTCAACAGGAACAGTTGCACTTACCTCTCAAATTGTTGCTGTAGAGACAACTGAAAACTTTGCTCGCACAACTGCCCTCCTGTTCGGTGGTATGTAATGGCGTTTACTTATGTTGAACCAACAACAGACCGAGATAAAGTTCGGTTCCTTATTCAAGACACTGACTCAACTGACGCGCACCTACAAGATGCCGAAATAACTTATCTTCTAACCACTTGGGGAAATGTCTATGATGCTGCTATTGCGGCAGCGGAAATTATTTCAGGGCAATATGCTCACAAGACAAACTACTCTCGCAGTATCGGAGATTTGTCTATCTCTGAATCCTATGCGGCTTCATCAGCAGAGTTTCGTGCTCTGGCGGATAGAATTAGGGAACAAAAGAATAGACTTTATCCGCCTAGCCCAAAGATTAACGCTTCTTCAATAATCAGCACAGCAGAGCGAACACAGACTGTGTTTAATACCGACTTCCGAACAGGACTTCACGACTACACAGTATAAACTGGAGGGATTATGCCTTACATTTCAGGACAACCCAACCATTGGTTAGATGACATGACCGATACTGTTGTTGTGTATAAAAAAGGAAGTCTAAACAACTATGGCTCTCGTTCCATATCAGCAACTCCCGCGTCCTTCTCTTGCCGCATCATGGCTGAGGTAAAAAACTCTCGAGATGACCAAGGAAATGAAATTGTTGAAGGTGGTACTTTATACATACTTTCAGATGCGGATATTGAAGTCGGAGATAGATTAGACCTTCCCGGAAATAACGCAGACCCAAGAATAATTGCTGTGGACAAGGTCAGTTACAGCGCAAATGGAACCCCAACAATTCATCATACAAAAGTAAGGTTTGGGTCGCTCGGTGGGTAAATTTGAAGCGTCATTAAATCGAAAAGAAATTAACCGACTATTAAGCATTGGTGGTCCAAAAGCAATAATGACCGCTGGGCAAGTGTTATACAAAGAAGGCGCAACAATATTTGAACAAAGCCAAGATGAAGTGCCAGTGGACAAAAACCCGCTTAGAACTTCAGGTCAATTAGGGCTTCCTCACCTTGAGGGGCAGACTGTTGTTGTGGAAATCTCCTATGGTGGCGCAGCAGTAGATTATGCGATGGCAGTTCACGAAGATTTAGAAGCGCGACACAGAGATGGCAAGAAAGCCAAGTACCTAGAAGACCCCGCCAGAAGGGGCATAGTGGGCATGGACGAGCGTATACTGGCAAAGATAAGAAAGGCTATGGGTATCTAAATGGCTACTGTCCTAGAGGCTGTGGGGGCTTATATTGACTCCAACAGAGGCGACCTTACAATCGGAACTAATTTATTTTTATCCAAAATGCCAGACACGCCTGATTTATGTGTGTGTATTTATGAAACTCAAGGCAGTGCTCCAGTAATGACTTTTGGTTCAACAGCAATTCAAGTGGATAGACCTAATGTACAAATATCAGTAAGGGCAGGAAGGGATGATTACGCAACAGCAAGGGATTTGGCTCAGGCTCTCCGTACGCTAGTTGCGGGAATGGTTAATGTCACGGCATCAAGCGTCTTAATTATGAGGGCAGAACCAACGGGAAGTTTCTATCCCCTTGGCGTGGACCAACTTGAAAGACCACGCATTGTGTTTAACATGGATTGTCATGTTGGGGTGTAGTCTTGGACACGCAAGAACCTAAACGAGACATATACGGGAAGGGAACAAGTCGTGACGAAGTTCCAAGATGTTGGAGATGTAACAGAATCCTCGCAGAATACCTCACTCGTCCGTGGAAACTTAACTGCGGAAGATGTAAAGCAACCAACCAGCAAACATCTTAATCTAGAGGAAGCATTAGATAATTTCGTTCCTCAGAAAAAATCAAATGGAATGACCTGCTCTGTAAAGCGAGTCCTTGACCAACTTGACGGGTCAGCAAAAGAAAAATTACTCAGGTTAATAGAAAACCCAGAAGCCTTATCTCTAGATATTACCGCCCTTCTTAAAAATCACGGCTACCAAGTAAGTGCCGAGGTAATGCGGAGACACAGGCGGAGAGCAAATGGCGGAGGCTGTTCTTGTCCATAAACTTTGAGGATGACATGGAGAAACTTCTCCAGACCTCAAACAATCCCGCAACCGAACCCAAGTTAAAAAAGATTGGTGCGGAATGGCAAGCAGGTGTTGTTTGGAATGGTGATGAAGGAACAATCACAACTACGGCACTTCCTTTGGAGGAAGCACCCAACTGGGATGCCATTTTACGCATATGGGGTCTTGACCCAACTCAATTTCGTGTTGTTGAACCAGTGCTATTTAATGTGTGGGGCAATCCAGACGCGACTCTTAATCGTCAATGGAAGGGCAAAGTTGTCCAAATCGCAGACGACACAAGAAAAGAAGATTTAAGTGAGTTGGAAAGAGAAATAAAAAAACACAAACCCAAACTTAAAACATCCTTCACGGGGCAAGGCGCAATGGTTGTTGTCTTATCTGATTGGCAGATAGGCAAGGCTGATGGGGATGGATTAAAAGGAACTATTGAACGCATACTTAATGGAATAGATAAGGTTGAGGTTCGAATCAAAGAACTTGAGAAATTAAAAAGACCCGTAGGCAAGTTGATGGTTTTGTGGACAGGCGACTCGATTGAAGGGTGCATTGGTCATTATGCTCAACAAACCTTCTCAGTTGAACTCGATAGACGCGACCAAGTCAAAGTAGCACGAAGGTTGCTTCGAGACGCCCTTATGCGTTGGAGTAAGTATTTTGCTGAGGTTCAGGTTCTCGCAGTTGGAGGAAATCATGGTGAAAATAGAAATGGCTCAGGTAAATCCTACACATCTTTAAATGACAATGATGATGTTGCGATAGTTGAGCAGGTCGCTGAAATCCTTGAAACCAACCCAGAAGCCTATGGACATATTCAGTTTGCGATACCAAAAGATAGATTAAGTATCACAGCAGAAGCCGCTGGTTGGGTTTTAGGAATTACACACGGACATACTGCTCGAAGGGGCGGAACAGGAACCGAACAAAAACTTCGCAGGTGGCTAGAAGGACAATCACTAGGTCGCAGAAATGTGGGAGGCGCGGATGTTTTAGTTTCTGGTCATTATCATCATTTTCGAGTTGCTGACTGGGGCGGCTGTGTTTGGTTACAAGCACCTGCGATGGATGGCGGAAGCGATTGGTGGCAAGAAATGTCTGGGGAAAAATCCGAGTCAGGTATTTTGACATTCTGTATGTACCCAGAGATACGCGTCACCGACATCGCTATCTTAAAGTGAGTCTTGTAGTGTTATTAGAACGAATCGTGATAATCTTTACGAACCGAGTCCATAGAGACCCCACTACATGCTGAGCCCTTTGAGGTCTAAGGTAGTTGGGTCGGCGTTGCCCAAAGGAGTAACCTTATGACGCAATACAGAGTATTAACTGGGATTGATTACCCACCAGATAAGCGTGCTGAAAAAGATAGTTTAGTTTCGGATATTCCAGAGAAGTCAGCCAAGTGGTTATTGGAACAAGGACTGATTGAGTTCTCTGATGGAAAAACTCCTAAAGCCGAGCCAGTAATTGAAATCGAACCTGTCGTTGAGGTTGAGCCAGTTATTGAAACAACACCTGAAGTTACTTTTGACGCAGAGGCTACTGATGGCGATAAAGACGGATTTGTTCAAGATGGAACAGAATTTCAACGCCCAGTTGAGGAGACCAACTAATGCCTACATTTCGCCATGGTAAAAACACAACAGTCCTAAGTGGTGATTTTGATTTAACTACTTATTTGAACAGCGCAAATGCTGCCTATGCTGTTGAGACTCCCGAGACTACAACATTTGGTTCCTCTGACCGCTCTTACATCGTTGGACATAACGAAGGTACGATTTCATTTGAAGGCTTATTTGACGGAACTACCGATAGTGCAGATTCAATCTTTTCTGCTGCTTTAGGTAATACAACCGACAGAGTATTGACAGTATCAAATGATAGTACCGCTATCGGAGGTAGGGCAATCCTTGCGAGTGCTTCCTCAACCTCGTATGAAATTAGTAGTCCTTTAACTGATGTTGTTTCTGTATCAGCAGAGGCAATAGCAAATGGAGGATTAGATTCGGGTGTTTGGTTAGTTTGTCAAACTGCCGTATCTGCTACAACCAACACATCAAGTGTTGATAATGCTGCTTCATCTACTAATGGTGGAGTGGCGCATCTTCATGTCACATCTAACGCTAGAACCGCAACTACTGTAATCGCAGTACAGCACTCAGCCGATAACTCAACATGGGCTGATTTAGTTATATTCGGAACAGTAGCACTCAACGGACTAGATTCAGAAAGATATGAAGTTCCCGCAGGTACGACAGTAAATCGTTACCTAAGAACAAGAACCACAATCGCAACAGGTACAGGCGCTATAACCCGTAGCGTCGCTTTCTCAAGGAGATAAAAAAATGCCAACATTCAGACATGGTAAAGCCGCCGTATTCAAGGTAGACAACAACGCAGGTACACTTACCGATATTAGTAACACACTTAACTCTGTTTCATTTCCACGCGAAGCAGAAACTTTAGAGACAACCTCTTTTGGTTCGTCTGACCGCTCATATGTAATTGGCTTCACGGGCGCAACTATCAGCGTTGAAGGTTCATTTGACGCAACAGTAGATGCGCACTTGGCTGCTATTGTAGGAAAGACTGACTCAGTATCATTTGAATATGGTCCTGAAGGTTCAACTGCTAGTTTTACAAAGTACACAGGTGAGGCTTTCTTGACTTCATACGAAACATCAGCAGGAGTAGGCGACATTGTTTCCTTCTCAGCAGAGTTCCAAATCACGGGCGCAGTAACCCGTGGTGCTTACGCATAACAACTAAATAAATCCAACAACCGAGTCCAAGAGACCAGAAGGAGAATATCGTGTCCTTAAGAGACCAAATCCTCGCAGCAGAAGATATCCCAAGCGAGAAAGTAAAAGTCCCTGAATGGGGAGTAACAGTAGATGTTCGAGGTATGACAGGCGCAGAGCGTACTCGTATCATGGACAAAGCAGTGGACCAACAAGGTGGAATTAACCTCCAGTTTGTTTATCCAGAAATTGTTATTGCTACATCGTTTGATAATGAAACTGGCGAACAGATTTTCAAGCCTTCTGACCGCGATACTCTCCTTTCCAAATCCGCTGTGGCGTTAGACCGCCTTGCGCAAGTTGGTATGAGGTTGTCTGGATTTACACAGGACTCGGCTGATGAGGCGGGAAAAGATTCCTCCGCAACGGCTATCGAAGGTTCGTCTT